ACACCACTTTATCCTGCATGGCGTAGCCCTGCTCATTCAGAATGTTCCACGCAGTAGCGCCAACAAACTCGGAAAACTTGGCCATACGAGGATCAGCGTAGTAGTTTTCGCTCATATAGACAGGGTAGATGTCATCGAGCTGGCGCTCTTTGCGCTGAACTTCTAAGGCCTCCTCGGAGACGGTGTTAACCACGTCCAAGAAGTCGGGACGCTCAATCAAATAAATCGGGCAAGGAAAGTGATGTGCAACTTGGAGCTGCGTGTTTTGCACAACTTCTGCAACCTGCTCGGCTGCTTTGCACACTTTTGCTTTTGACTTCTTGTTGGCGGTTTTTGCCATGATCTTCTCCTAGTTGGTGGGGCTACCAGTGTACTCAGGCAGAAACCCAGTTCCAAGCAAGAAAATCAAATTTATATTGACCGCCGTCAACAGGATATGCGGGAGCCACTTTCCAATTGTTGTCTGCGCCGCACCAAAACACCATTACGCCTTCGACTGGATCAGGACGTGGAATCGGGGGCTGCATAGTGCAGGTAGCCTCGTCCAACGTCCACGCCGACCAGTTTTCTGCCTGCTCACGGTTATTGAAGGCATCGCGGGTAGCCTGCTGTTTGGCTGCTTTTTCTTCCGCAGTCATGTCGCGGATTGCCCACACATCTGTCCAAACACCGTCTACTTTTGCATAGGTTGGCTCTTGCGAACCCAGTACTTGGTATGCCGTAGGTACTGGACGCTCAGGGCGAACAAAAGGCTCCCAGTGTTCTGGTATTGCGCCAAATGCTTGGATCAAGTTTTCTTCAAATGCAGGGTGATTAACGGGCTGGCCGTCTTGTGTTTCAATGTACAGGTTCATACTCATACTCATACTCCCATTGGAACCCAGTTTGGATCATGCGGCCATGTTACTGGCAAACGTGCATCTGACACCGTAGCAGGGAAATCACGCAGGGCTTGGCGGTACGTTGCCCACTCAGCCTTGTTGGAGATAGTGCAGTCGGCGATCTGAGTCCAGTCACATGCAGCCAGACGTTGGTTTCGGTCGGCGCGGAGCTGGCTCATCGCTGAGTCTTTTGCTGCTTGCACTTCTTCGTCGGTCAGTGGAGCCACGGCCACGGTGTAAACAAACTCGCCTTCCAGCACAGGGGCGCAAGCCACCAGCTTCTGAGTCAGTTTGTCGTGATCGCGGAACAGGCTGACGCGCACCAGATTGCGGTCGCGCAGGTTCTCGTCTGACGGTGGGTACCACTCGCACAGTTCGCGGCAGTCTGCCACATCTAGGATGGTTCCGTTTAGTACTTTTGCAACTTGCATGTTTGCTCCTTAATTTGGGCCTGTGTTTGGGAAAGCCGCTGTCGGCGGTGTGAAGTTTGTTGTATAACGAGCATAACCTTTAGTGATACGTAGGTCGTCAATGTAGCCGTTGACGGGAGTTCCTAAATCCGTCAAATTTCCAACAACGGTGTAAAAATTGGCGTTATATGGGAATGTGGCTGAACTAACTTGCGTTGTACCCTGCTGGACCCCATCAATAAAGAAATAAAAGTTATTTCCGCTGCGGCATACAGCAACGTGGTACCAAGTTCCAACAGTTGGAGTCCATGTATTCGACATGTCAATAATAATTGAAGCGCTGGTTCCACCCACAACACGCCATTTTTGTATGCTGTAGTTATAGAAAAATGACCAGTCGCCAGTGCCACTACCGTTGATCCTAGCAACAATAACAAAATAATCAGAAGCGTTGTTAAAGTTGCACCATGCTTCAATAGTAAATGGCGCTGTGGAAAAATTGTTCCAAGGATTTGAAGCTGACCGCAAGGCGGCTGTCCCTCCCCCAAACGACAAAGAACCTGTCCCATACTTTTTAACAGAAGTAGAAATTTGGGCGCTATCTACAGTTTCAAAATCGCTAAATTCTGCGTTGTCGTAAATGGCCCCATTGGTCATGCTATTGAGCCAAGAAGTCCCGCTAACAGCCGTCAATGGTGTAGTTGGTGGGGTAAAAGCGCTGGTGTATAAAGCTGTGCCTTTCACAACTCGAACATCGGACACAAAGCCAACTACGTAGTTGCTTCGACCGTTAAATTTACCAAGCAAAACACCAGTAGAACTGCTAAAGTTAATTGAGTCAGAATTGGATGAAACAACAGCTCCGTTGAAAAACATTTTTGATGTGCCGCTACTTCTTGCAACAGCAATATGTACCCATTGATCGTAATACCCAGCATAGGAATATGAAAGAGGATTACTTATACCTTGGTTACCGTAGTACACAGTTCCGCTGTATAAAGATACACCTACGCCGCCGCTGTTGTTGGCGTCCCCAAAGAAATCTTGAAAGGTTGACGTTGAACTAGCATATACCCAAAACTCTATGGTGAAATCGCTTGTTCCAAAATTTAATGCAGTAGTAGCCGACGATGATAAATAATCGCCGTTACCGTCAAAGTATGCACTACCACCAATAGTGGATGTGCTGTATGCAGTAGACGCTCCAAATGGGTTGAAGCGTTGTATGGTTGGGGAGCCGTTTGCGGTCAAAGGTACAGCATTGCTGCTGTTATCAACAAATCGGTTTGATTGGCACGACAAAAACTGTGTTCCGCTAATCGCGGTCAATGGTGTTGTGCTCGGCGTAAATGCGCTTGTATAAACCGCAGTATTTGTTACACGAAGGTTGGAAATATATCCAGTAGCTCCTGCGTAAAAAGTACCACTATACAGCTCACCAGCAACCGTTACGGCTCCTGCAATGTTTCCAGAATTACTAAGAGTTCCTTGAGACACACCATCCAAATAACAAGTCAGCGTTCCAGAACTACGAACAAAAGCAACATGATGCCATGTGTTAAATGATGCGTTTGATGTTCCAAAAGTTGATGTGGCAGAACCGTTGGTGGTTATTAAGAAGTTACCTGAAGAATTTACACGGAACGCTATACCTGTTGTGTATAAGTCGTCCCCAACGCATCCAAAGTATCCGCCGCCTGCTGGAAAGTTATACCAACACTCAAAAGTAAAGCTGCCTGTTCCAAGCGTAATTCCAATTGCGTTCTTTAAGTAATCGCTGTTTGTACTAGCAAAGTAGTTTGACCAATTAGACCCATAAGGACTGAACGAGCCTTGTGTCGTATTGCCGTTACGGGTAATGGTGAAGTTGTTTGTGGAGCTGTCCAAGAACGTATTGTTCTGAGCGCCGTTCGTCCCATCGCCATGCAACAGCATAGTGACGTAGTTAAATTGTGCGTCTGGCTGTTGGTTGCCAGCGGTGGGCCACAAGCCCTGTTTAATGTAGTTCGTGGCTTGGTCAATTGTCCAAATGCCGGGGGCTGTGCTGGTTTCGTATGGTCCAGAAGGTGCAGTTGGGTTGGCAACAATGACGCCGCCGGGATATTGTTTACTCATTTATGCACCTACGTTAGTTGATGGGAAGGATGGGGTGCCTCGAACTCCGCACTTACACCAGACAATACGGACAGCACCTCTTCCGAGCAAAGAACCACAGCACCGGTTATATCCAGTGCCGCCACCATAAGTTGCATTAGTTCCGCCCGATCCAGCGCCGCCTTGTCCGCCTGTGGTATTTGGGGTTGGGTATCCGCCAGTTCCCCCAGCTCCGGTAGAGCCTTTGCCATAGAGTCCAACCCCACCACCATTACCACCCGCACGATAGCAGCCGCAGCATCCACGATACCCTGCACCACCACCACCGCCAGCTCCACTACAGGCTGCGCCCGCAGAACCACTACGACCAACCAATGTAGCGCCGCCAGTGCCACCATTGCCAGAATATCCTCCAGCACCGCCGCCTCCCGCACCTGAACTAAGGCCACATTTTGGAGGGCCACCATTACCACCATTACCACCACCATCGCCTGTGTAAGTACCTCCAAGCCCCGTGCCTGTTTGTGCGCCACCACCGCCTTTAACCGTGGATGTATTGATGAAATAGCTGTTTCCGCCGGTACGACCACAACAAACGCCTTGTCCCATTCTTCCAACGGCTACCGTATAAGAATTACCGGGGGTCACCGTAATAGCATTTTTATAACCCAAGCCACCGCCAGCCCCGCCAGCATAGGTTCCGTTATAGCAACCATAAGCTCCGCCACCAACCGCCACAACTGCTACGGAAGTAACCCCGCTAGGTGCTACCCAAGAGTAGGAACCGGCAGTGGTATAAGTCGCACAGGTAACAATTGTTGCTGTGACGCTATTTGAAGCTGCGCTCAACGCGCCATACCCATTGCCGTTTGTGGCTTGAGCTTTGAACGTGTAGCTGGTTCCCGCTGTTAACCCAGTAACGGTCAAAGGAGAAGACGAACCCGTAGCGGTAAAGCATCCGGGGGTGGAAATTACTTGGTATCCAGTAACCCCTGTTGGAAATCTACCTGTGCAAGACGGTGCTGTAAAAGCAACAGATGCGCATTTGTTTGATCCAGCAGTAGCCGTACCAATCGTAGGCGCACCGGGAGTCGCAGGCCATGTGCTGGCACCCTTTGCTTGCATCTGCTGACGCGTTGTCCAAGTTCCTGAGAAATTAGGCATTAGAGATCACCTGTACAAGTTGATGGGAATTGACGTGTTGTGCCGGGCCAAATGATACGGACTGCGCCAACTGAAGGCCAGTTACAGCAAGCACCTCCGCCGCCATTACCACCACGGGCCCCGCCGCCGCCATAAGTCAATCTAGTTCCACCACTTCCGGGGTTACCAGTCGCATTGGAACATTGTTGCGCACCACTTGTACCTTGCCCCAAAATACCAACACCGCCGCCGCCTTTGTTAGCTCCGTATCCGCCGCCACCACCACCGCCAGAACCAGCACGGCCATAACGGTTAGGGCTAGAAGCGCATCCGCCTGCTCCACCATTTCCTGAGTAGCCGCCAGCGCCTCCGCCGCCACTCCAGTCAATACAAGTGTTGCCAAGTCCACCATTGCCACCGTTACCACCACCATCGCCGGTGTATGTTCCGCCCGTGCGGCCACCGCCACCAGAGCCGCCGCCGCCTTTAACCACGGACGTGCTTACAAAATAAGCGTCCCCGCCACTTGCACAGGGTGACGCTTTTGCCGGAACAACTACCGTGTAAGAACTGCCGGGGGTTACAGAGTAATTGTTTTTATAACCTAAGCCACCACCGCCAGCGCTATTTGGATTGCCGCCGGGTCCAGCAAATCCACCGCCACCGACAGCTACAACAGACACAGAAGTAACTCCACTTGGTGCCACCCAAGAGAAAGTACCGCCAGTGGTATATGCTTGCTGCCCAATTACCAAAGGTGTTGCGCTGTTACTTGCTGCACTAGGGTAGCTTGGACCGTATGCGTTTGTTGCAATTACTTTAAACGTATACGTCGTACCCGTAGTTAAACAAGAAACTACCAAAGGCGAAGATGAGCCGGAAGCTAATTTAATTCCGCAACAAGCAAAAGCTGTATACGACGTAATAGCGCCACCGCCAACGCAAGAAGGCGCAGTAAAAGTAACAGAAACAGTAGTGCCGCTGGCAACCGTAGCAGTGCCAATAGTCGGCGCGTTGGCGACCTTCAGCGGGTTATACCCCGGACGGTTAATACCACCTTGGTAGCGATTACTCATTCGGCGCTCCTATCAGGAGATGACTTCGTAGCTAATAGTGTAGGTCAATGCGCTACCGGTACCTGACGTAATGGAGATGCTATTGTCTTCCATCAGATACAGGGCTGTTGTTTTATCAACAGCGATCAAAGATGCGTTACCGGGAACGGAAACAGCAGAAAGAATTGGGTATGCTGTACCGCCTGAAGGAGCAGAGCCTTTGGCTACACCGCCGTTTGTGTAAAGAGAGACAGTAGTGTTGGCCGCTGTACTGGTTACGTTTGACACAACGATCTGGTTAATTCTCAATACTGTTCCGCTAGAGGCAGCGTTTCGCACAAGAACCAACGCAGTTGTACCGCCGGGTGTGTAATAGTCTGTTGTGCCGGAAGCTGTGGTCGCGGCGAGTAAGTTTGGGTTTGCCATTTATAGCTCCTTAGAATCCGAAAATCATTGAGATCATTGTTGCTTTGGCTTGCGATACGCCAGAAGCTGCGGGTGCTTGGAAGGTGGGCAATGCACCTGCGCCATTACTGGTCAACACATACCCTGAAGTGCCGGGGCCAGCCGATGCTTGGAAGTTGCCTGTGCTGGTTGTACCAGTAAACACAACGCTGTAAGCGGTTGTTGTTGAAAGCCCTGTACCGCCTTGGTCCACGCCCAGCGTTCCAGTAGACACCAAGTTTTTGTTTGAATCGGTAAAGACGGGCTTGCTTGCTGTCAGCCCGGAATCAAGAATGTTGCCAACGGTTAGCTTAGTGCCGTCAAACGTCATGTTTGAAGAGGCACCAAACGCACCAGCGTTGTTGTACTGGACCTGAGTGTTTGAACCAGCAGGCAGGCCGCCGCCAACGTTCACAAAGTCAGAGCCGTTCCAAGCGATGATTGCGCGTGTACCTGCCGCAACAGTAACACCTGTCGTAGGTGATGTGGGACCGCCACGAACCGTGATTGCGTAACCGCCTGTCGTGTCGTTGATGACGACGTAGGTCTTGCTTTGCTTTGGCGTGTTGATGTTACGAGCCGCAGTACGTGAGCCTGTGCAAAGGAGTACAGCGTATTGCGAGCTGGTGGATGTCAGACCAGTGCCAGAGGCGCTACCAGTAGTCAGCGTCAGATCAACGTCAGCGTCTGTGGTGATGGTCTGCGTACCAGCAACAGCAACGTCAACGATCTGCGAAATGGCGTTGTTGATGGTATCGCCCCACGTACCGGACAAAGTGCCAGTCGTGGGTAGCGTTAAACCAATAAGGGATGTGTTTGCCATTTAAGCTCCTACACGGTAGAAATTGTTGTCCAGTTGGGCGTCTCGGTGTTGCTTATTGCAGACCAGCCCGGTGTTTGTGGATTGCTGATATTTTGCCAGTTTGCTGTCTCTGTGTCATCAATCACTTCCCATAAATTTCTACCCGCTTCAGTAGAAGTAATGGCCATCGTATCCGACACGCTCACGTTGTATCCGGTAGTTGCACTTGGGCTATCCGATATAGCCGCAGTTTCAACTGCCTCAACGGTGTAGTACGTGCCAACAACCTCGTCTGCATCAATTGCGGCTGTTTCCGTAATAGACGCCAGCCAGCTAAAGAAGATGGAATCCGTGGCTTCCATTGTCTCGGTGACGCTATCAGGGAATGTGGCAGCTGCCGACTCTGACGCCGTTGCTGCTGCGGTCTCCGTGATGCTGACCGGGAATGTGCCGGCCGCCGTCTCGGTTGTGCTGGTAACCGCCGTCTCGGTAACTGAAGTGGTGTACGACGTAATTGCCGCATTTGTCTCTTCAATTGCCGCAGTCTCAGTAATCGACCTGGCAAAGGTTGCCGCTACCGTTTGGCTTTCAGTGGCTGCTGCCGTTTCGGTAATGGCCAGCGCAAAGGTGGCCGCCACAGCTTCCGTTGTTGAAGTGCCTGCCGTCTCGGTGATAGAAACAGCAAAAGCAGCCGCAGCTGCTTCGGTGGAGGTAATCGCAAAGGTTTCGGTTACATCGACGGCGTAGACATCCGCGCCACCCCAGTAGCCATCACCCCAAGCGTTTACACCCCACCCGGTTGCCATATTAGGTCAATGTGGCGGTATAGGTAACTGCGATTGTGTCGCCGTTCACCACGGCCTTTGAGCTGGAGAAGTCACCAGCCGAGAACAAGGTGCCAGTCGTGCTGTCTTTTGTTGCGCTACCGCCGATGTTGATAAAGCAGCCAGCCACAGTGCCAGTGCTGGTCATCGAGAACGACACGGCAGAAGATGTGGTTTTGCTACCAGCAGAAGCCGCGCTGAACGATGGTGTGGGACGGTTGCCAGAGTATGTAGGAGCGTTAGCCAAACCAACTTCCAACCAGCCTGCGTGCGAAGACTGAGTGTCTGTCACGGCTGCTGTACCGGTACCCTTCAAACCCATAACCACAGCGCCACCAGCGGTGTTGCCCAATGTAGTGTCAAGTGTAAAGTTCTTGCCAACAGTCGTCACCAAGTTCTTGATGTCGTCTTCCCACTTGATGTTGCCATCAGAGTCGTAGCAAACAGCGTGGTACGTGCCATGAATAGACATCTCGTCGTGAGGCATGGTGTTGTATTTGGTTGTCGCCTCGCACACGTCTTTGGCGGTAATTTTGTCGATGGTCATTGTGGCTCCTTAATTGGAAGAACGGATTAGCGCTGCCGAGGCTGTGTTAGTCGGCATTACGATGGTGAAATTGGCGGAAGTTTTGTCGGAGCCAAAGTCCAACACGGCAATGGATTTATTACCTTGCGTCGAGTTGTAGATCAGCGCGCAACGAGCGGTCACGGCAGCATTAAACACGGCGTTGTTAAAGCTCACATAGGCTGTGTAACCAGATGAGCTAATTGTTACCCCGGTCAAAGTAATGCCGCCGGCCGTGTAGCCGGTGCCCGTTACTTCGTTGGTCGTGCTGTACACGGTTGTGTCTGCATTCAAGTCGGCATTGGCTGTGTACAAGGCAATCTTCAACGTGTCCGTAGACAAGTTGTGGACCGCCTGGTACAGCTCCTTCTTGAAGCTGGTGGTTTGTGTTTGTACGATGCTCATGACACTTGAACTCTAACTTGGCCGTCACGATATGCATCGGCGCGTTGTTTGCCATCACCCAAGTTCTTGAGCAGAGCCATAGCTTGCACATAGCGATCTTGGTACAGGTTGTACATGCCATCAGTGGGATCGCTCTTCATGTACACGCCTGCTTCGCACAGAGTGCCGTACAACAGGGCGGAGTCAAAGTTATCACCCAGCCAGGTCGTGCTTGCTGTCACGATTGATTCTGGATAGTAGTAATAGTGCAACTCGGCGTTGTAGTTTGCGTTTGGCGTTGGACCAAGAATGAACGACAGCTCGTTAACGTTGGCCGACTGAGGGCCAAAGATGGCGTAGTGCTTTGGCTCAGACAGTTCGGACGTCAATGGATAGGCTTCGCGCACGAAGTTCACATCCTTATTGAGCAAATACAAGTAGTCGCCCTGGAATGTGACCGATCCGCTGACCGTGCCGCTGTTGGCAACAGTCAATGAGATCGTGGTGCCGTTGATGCTGCGCACAATCGCATTGGTTCCAATGTTGGTACCAGTTGCTTGTTGGCCTACCGCAATACCAGTTGTGCTGGCCACCACAATAGTTTTCTCGCCGGACGTGCCGGTGGCTGTTGTGGTGTTGTATGGGTAGATAGCCAGGCTGTACGTCGACAGGAAGTCGGCAGGACAAGCCAAGTACTTATTCCCAGACGACAACACACCCGTCACGTTCTTGCGCAGGTTGGCAATCTGAACAGTGTTGTAGATGCGCTGTTCCGCTTGCTGAATCAGCGTATTGATCGTGGTGGTGTCGAATGTGTTCTGCGTGTAATCTTGTACCGCAGTCACAAGCTGAGCATAAGTAATTGCCATGTTTTACGCCATTGGGCCGCGAGCCATCAAGCCCTTGGTAGCTGCACCAGTGCCGCGCACTTTGATGCCGCTGGTTTTGATCTTCTCATCGCCAGCTGAACGACTGATGTTGCCAACAGACATGTCCACGCTATTTGCACTGCTGCGATTGGGGCCAGAGCCAGGATTGGCTTCCGCTTTGACAGCTTTGCCAGACATGGTGTGTGGCTTGGCATAGACCTGAGCAGCGCCCACTTCTTTGCCCATAACCTTTTTGCTAAATTTGGCCATGATGACCTCCTTATTTGTATGTGAAGGACGACTTCTTCTGATTGGCAACCTTGGCCAAGCCGCGACCCAATTGTTTCATCTGAGCATTGGTCTTGCCACCCTTAGCCAACTTGGTTGGGGCCTTGCCGGGGTGCATGTTTTTCTCATGCTTGCCAACGGCAGCCTTAATCATCTTCTTGTCTTGTGCTAAATCTTTTTTGTCCATTTCGAACTCCTTTAACTTACCGTTACTGTACCAACAAATGTCGTCGCCACCAAATAGTTTGGCGTCAACACCGCATCAAATTCGCTAGCGCCACCAACTGGATTCCAGCCCCATTGAATATCACGCGAACCACCTGTTGGGTTTCCGCCGTTTGTATTGTTCTGCGTTTGCAAACCGTTCAAACCAGCCGTCACATACGTGGTGTCTGGGCGTGGTTGATAAACCGCCTGTGGGTCCACCACTGGGTACATGCCAAGCTGCAGCTGCGGTTGATCAGGATCCCAGCAATCTGGGCAAACTTTTAGATCGTACTTCTTGGTCTTAATGACCTCGATCTTGAGCTGCTTGAGCTTGTATTGCTGGCCGCATCGATCGCACTCCGCAATCGAATATTTGCCTGATGCGTACGGCGTAGCCATTAGATCGATCCACCACCAATGAATGTTTGACGTGGCACGAGACGCAATGTTGCTTTCTCATGATCCTCGGCGGCAGCCAGTTGGTATTGTTCGTCGTACACGCGCTTGAGCATGTCAATACGACCAGCCAGCTCTGGAACCTTCATGGCAATATAGTAGGCCAAGCCTGCTGCCACGGCGGGCAAGAAGCGGAAGTTCATGTCGCCCGTTTCCACACCTTTACCTGCATCTTGAATGCGGCGCATGCGGTAGTAAACGAACTGGTAGGTCTGCGAGCCATCGGGTGTTGGCCACACAGTAATCGCAGGAAGCTGGGGAACATACACGGCCGTATCCGCAGTATGCGAAGCAGCAGTGGTATCAGCTTGACCACGGAACACGCCGCCCAGGGTGTTGCCGGAAATGTACGTGTAGTAAATGATCTCGCTATCCAGCTTGATGTAACCGGCGCCAGCCAATCCAACAACCGTGCTAAGCGTGATCGATGTGTCGGTGCTGTTGATAGCCGAAGACAAGACGGCCGCTGTGGGGTTGGTTTCACCCGACAAACGCTGAATCCACACTTGGATTGGGCGCGCTTGGGTTAACTTGTTAGGGATGGTCGCATAGGTCGAAACACTAATGCGCGTAATACTCAGGTCAGACTGGGTAGACGAATTGTTAGCCTGCGTGCGAATGACGTGGTCCAACAGGTCGATCGTATCGTTGGGCAGAGCATAGGTGTTGAGGCCTTGCGTCAGCGTAATGGTGCCGGTCTCGATGGTCCACATGTTGAGGCCACGGTTAGCCCATTCGATGGTCATTAGGTTCAGCGAACGACGCGCAGTACGTAAGTCGTAGCCGGAACGCATTTCACGACCGGCGCGCTCCCACGCCTCTTCCGCGAGCTCGGTGAACTCTAAATTGAAGCCTGTAGTGCCAGTCGTGTAACTCATGTTAGATTAACTTTCCGCGTGTTTTTCCACGCTGAGCAATGCCATCGCCGCGCTTAGAGGCGCTGCTAATCTTACCGCCAGACGCCATTTTTTTAACCTTGCCGCCTTTTTTCATGTCATTGTCGGTAGGCTTGTTGTTCATGTAGCCTTCGACGTCCACGCCATGTTCTTCCAAGCGGCGACGCGCCAGCGTTGGACCCAGGCCGCGCTCGGGTTGTTTGGCACGTTTTAAGTCTTCATCAAACTGATTGCGTTTGGCAACTTCTTGCGCAAACTCCATCATCTTTTGACGTTGTGCATTGTTCTCTTCAGGCGTTGCACTGAGCGACATTCCAGCCATGATTGACTCCTTAACAATTCCAAGCGCGAAGGCTTTTGTT